TTCCGTTGGCTTTTTCTCGTACAGGAATTCGTCGAGGGCAGCATGCAGCATTTGCGTCCGTTGATCCTCGAACTTGATCACGTGTTTCTGCGCACCGCCTTTCTTGCCGATGTACTTGAAAATCGCACGTTGATCATTGAACAGAATGTGTTTGCGCAGCAGCGTAGAAATGCCGTAGGTCGTTTCCCCGGCTGTGTTGCCACGGGTCGAACCGATACGCGCACTTGTCTGATAAATCGTCTCACAAACGGCAGCAGCAACACCGCGCAACGATCCCGGCCCCTTAGCCAAATCAGGCAACCATTTTTTCACATACTTCGTCACATCGGGCAGCATGTTTTGCACGACGTTAAAAGACTGCACGCGGCCTTCGGTACGGGCTGCAATCGTGTAGACGTTCGAAAGATTTGCGGCAAACGGTGCTTTGTACTGGCAGTAGTAAACGGTCGATCCCGGTTTGTAATTCGGGTTCATCGAACCTTCACCAATCGGTTTATTCAGCAGTTGCAAACCGTCAGTGGTGAAGTAATTCCCTTTGTCGTCGATCTTGCCGACGAACCAATCAGGAATATCGTGTTGCACACCGTTCATTTGTTCGCGGATAACGTCCACGTCCACGATGTGTTCGCCACTGGCCCGGACAATGTTCGCAATCGCTTTATCTGCAATCGCTTTGCGCTGGCGGCGCATGTCCAAATAGTCTTGGTGTTCCGTCAGGTTGGTGCCCACTTCTTTTGCCTTATCACGCCATTTCTCAAGCGTGGTATTCGGCATCACATGGCCCTTTACTTTGCCGTGAGTTTTCACGTGCTGTTCGAGGCGATCATACAGCGACTGCTGCACCGAAGTATCAACGTGTTCGCCTTCGTGCAAAAACATTTTGCTGATATGCGAATCTTTGAAGTAGCCAACGTTCTGCATGATGCGATTACCCGCACCCGACGATCCGTTGTAGGCCAGACGTACATCATTCAGGAAACTCAATTGCAGCTTGGACAAACCTTTGTCTTTATCGAACGATTTCTTTTTCTTTTTCAGGGAGTCGAAACAGCCCTTTACGATGATCGAATATTTCTCGTTCGATACGTCTTCGCCATTGACCAACATCGTCAGCGTTTTGGCAAAGGTGCGCTTGATCGCGTACTGCTCAAGGAACGGCTGCGCCTGTTCGTTCCACTTCTTCAATTTCGTTTGAAAATTCGTACCGTAGTCGAATTCGGGCGCCTTGTAGATCGCGATCAAAAGTTTAATGAACGCATCCGCTGCACCGGGCGGCGATACTGAGGCTGCAATTGTCATTTCCATCATTGGGCCTTTAGATAATCCATCCGGTTGAATTTGTTGGCGTAGCGACGGCTTTTGATATCGTCAGTCGGGATACGCATTCCTACATAACTCGACGTGTTATCCAACCGGCTTTCTTCGGTTTCAACTACGCGGCCCTTGTCGTCTACGCACATCAGCAAAGATTCCATCTGGTCTTTGCCTTCTGCGTTTTTGTACACGCGATAACCGTAATAAAGCGAGAACTTATTCTGTTCTGCGAATTTGATCAGTTGGTCATCGCCTTTCGGCAATTTGGGAACGAAATTCCCACGCGGGATAATGGGCAGACGCAGCAGGCGATTACCGAGGTCGCGAATATCCGGGTAATTCCGGGCCAACCGAATCATCAGCCCGCCCGACAAATACTTTTTACCACTGGCCGCTAATGCGAGCATCATTTTCATTTTTACACCGTTCGGTCGATCAGTGCCAATACTTGGCGCTGCACCTCTTCAAGGGGTTGCTGTGCGTCGATCACAACCCACGAATCATCAATCAGATTGTGGTAGGCCTCACGCACTTCAGCGAAATAAGACAAAGGTTTTTTCTCGAATTCATCGAGAGCGATTCCCTTTGCAACGCGGGATTCGTGCATACGCTGAAAGCTGACTTCTGGCGGCAGATCCAACAGAATTGTCAGATCCGGTTTGATCAAATGTTCCGAACACATTTCGTGAATGGCCCACGTCTGATCACAGGTGCGCGTTTGGTAAGCGAGTGCCGACCAGTAATAACGCTCACTGAAAACGTGCGCGCCACGTTCCAGCGCCGGACGAATCAAATGTTCGGTGTGTTGAATGCGAGAAGCATACGACAGGAAAGGTTGACACAACGCGGGAATTTTCCCTTCGTTATCAAGCATAAGGGCGCGGATCGCTTCGGCAAATGGAGTGCCGCCCGGTTCACGGGTAAAGATCATTTCCAACCCGCGTTTCTTTGCATGATCACCAACGTAAATCGAGGCAGTTCCTTTACCGGCTGCTTCGATGGATTCCAACGCAATAAATTTCCCGATCATTTCAAAAACACCCGCTGCGTTCTGGTAATGGTGTGCTTAGCGTCACCCGCGAGCCAAGCCAGTTTGCGATACATGCGATATTTTGCAGTGATTGCGACAGGCCGATGCTTCGCTTTCTGACTGCACGAAATGCGCCCGGTGGTTTCGCTCAGAACCAGAATGCCCACACCCTCTGCTTTCAGTTCTGCACGAATTTCCGGATAGCACCGCGATTGAGTGATTGACGGTGCAAACAAGAAGTACATCTTGTTCACGTGTGGCAAATAATCACGCCATTTTTTATCAGCGCGGAAATCTGCCAAGCAGCTTTTGATTTCAACCCCGTGGAAATTGCCGGGATAGTCGATAACCAATGCATCCAGTCGCGACCGGCCCCACGGCACCACGCCCACTTCTTTGTGAACCGAACAGGTTTTCTTCACGTAGTAATAAGTCAGCGCCTGCATAAGCGCACTGGTGATATCACTGCGGGACATTTTCACTGTTGTTTCCGGAAGGGCTGTTTTCTTTTCGTATGCCTTTTTGGCACGCGATTGTTTCGTGCTGCTTCTACGTCGCTTTGTGTAAGCCACCGTCAATCCCCTTTTGTCACGCAATCAGTCGCATAATTTTGGCGTACTCTGCAAGCAGGCCTTTGCGATCATATTTCTTGATGAACGCATGCATGGCGTCCACATATTGTTGGTACGAAAAACGATCCGCATACGCTGCGCGGATATCGTTCAAGATGTTTACCACATCATCGTCGTGAATCGAATCCCGGCCCATGCGACCAATCAAGGTGCTGAACTTCTTGTCGATTTGCGAACTCAGAAGCTTGCCCGGAAATTTCATCCATTTTGCACGCAACACCATTCGGTCATCGGTGTAGCTGCGCATGGAACGATAGAAGTTTTCCAAAGGCAACGCGTAAAGATCCGGCACGTCTTTGTAATCGGGCAATTCCACAGCAATCGACGGACGCAAATAGGTCGTGTACAAAACCTCTGCGTTCTTCAGGTCGATATCGCCTTGGATTTTCTTTTTCAACGTCGAATCAGTGAACGTTTTCGTGCCTTTGATATGGTTCGCGTGCGTCACGTTCCGATCTTTTGTCTTGATCAGTTTAATCGTGTATTCCGCATGCGGGTTGATTTCCTTCAACTGCCCGGCCAGACGTTCGGCGTCATCGGCGGTAAGCTCTTTCGCCGTGTACCACGCGTTCCACGACAGCACGCGCCCACCGGCTGTTTCCTGCGCAACGATTGCGTAGAACTCTTCCGATGCATCACGTTTGAATTCTTCGTGTGTTGCGGCCAGCAGAATGTGGAAACCTTTTGCATTCAGGCGGCGCATTTCGTCTTGGAAATGTGGGCCGTGGTCATCGTGCAAATAATCCTTCGACGAACTTGGATCAATGTTCATCAGTTTGTATCCCTTCGCAAAGTTACGAAGGTGAATCTGTTCGTGCAGAACGGTGTTCGAAAACAGCACGCGGTCGATCATTGCGCTTTCATTCACGAAGAACGTGTAGACCGGTTTATTGCGGAGCCATTCCAGCTGCGCCATACCCCACACACTGCTTTTCGTGGTCTTGCGGAATTTCACAACCGGGCATTCGCCGTTGAAATAAGTACGGTTGAAATAATCGTACAGCAACGGCATCATTTCGAACGACGGTTTGAACAACATGTACGGCGGATTGTCCGGATCGGTTTCGACCGACAAAAGCTCTTCGCTCATGTTGTGCAGGTCGTTACCCTGCTTCAATTTCAGTTTGAAAATAACTTCCGGTGCGTCGGAATGCTGAACGATGTAAACCTGCCCGTGGCGGTACATGGTGAACAAATCACCTTGCACAAAATGCAGATCGTATTCGTCGCTGGCGTCCGTGTATTCGAGGTCACGCTCACCCATGTAGCGATAGTTTGCCATTATTTTAAATCCGTATTCTTGACGATGTAGGTAATCCGCACAGAATTCCGAAGAAAACTATTCAGTACCTCTTCCTCAGTTAAGCCGCGTGGCAATCCGTAGGCCGCTGGATCAGTGATATACAAATACGCATTGATCGACAGCGGATAACCGATTGTGATATCCCGAAATTCCACATATTGGTGCAGCTGCTGTGCAATCGCCAAGTCTGGATGATCGAATTCCGATTCATGGGCGAGCAAAAGAAATTGCGGCATTGGAAATCCGTAATGCACGCGCTCATGGGCCACAAGAATATCCTGTGTCAGGCGCTGTGCCAGACTGGAAAGCCCGGTAACGCATGCCGATTCGCCCACTTCGTTTATTTCTGGTTTCGGTGTGTCTGGTCGTTTGCCCGAGTTAGGAATCTCCGAAGCAACGACCGTAAAAATTGGGCTGGGGCCGTATTCACACCCCATCGCTTTCGTCGCTCTTATCGAGGTCAAGATGCAAACGAATTTCCTCAACCGATTTTTCGATTGCTTTCAGGCGGTCGTCGATTTCGTGGAAGGCTTCGACAAATACACCAGCCAGCGATCCGTAGAACACGGCCAGTTTGCCGTCCGTGGTATTGGTCACGGCTTCAGGCATAATCTGTTTTACTTCCTGTGCAATCAGGCCCATGAACAGGCGATTACCGGCGCCGACTTTCTTGAACGTGTAGCCATACAAACGGCGGATCTTTTTCACCGCGCCTTCAATACGCGTAATTTCGGTTTTCAGTGTGCGGTCACTCGACAGCGCCACTTCGGTTTTGCAAACCATTTGCCCGATTTCGGTATTGATTTCAACGGTGTTTTCCAAACCGTTATTGAAGGTCAGCATGCCACGTGGTTCCGGATCATCAACGGCCTGCGGGGTCATTCGCGTCATCTGCAAATTCCCGTCGAGCGATTCCATTTTCAACGTGTCATTGAAATTGATCGAACCGAATTCGTTCGCTTTGATTTCGCCTTCCAACGGCCCGCCAGCAATTGGAATATAATCCCCGCCGCCCCCGAGACTGGCTTCTACCCAACCGGCGTTGGTAATCGGTTTGCCGTGACCCAGTTCCCAGTTGGTAATTCCTGTTGCTTCAATAACGCGAACCATCATGCCCTGTTTACGGGCTGCGAGTGGAATTGCGTCACGTTCTACGATGCTGCTTACAATCCGGAAACCACCGCGAAGGTCAGTATCCACCAACAGGTAAAAGTCACCCGTTTTTACAAACCGCTGCGAAATATTAGTCGCCACTGTCGCCTCCGACGAACAGCACCCTTACTTCGCCAGATTGAGGCTCAAGGAATTTCACCTCGATATTCTCCCCGACTTCTTGGACACTATCCGGATAAATGATTTGCTTCGTTTGATCGAAACACTGAACAATATAATCAGGAGAACGAACAGGGATATCCACTTGCAATACGTTGGTCAGTGTCGCCTTCGTAATCGTGGCATAGCTCTGAACGTCCACCAGCCGAGCGCCATGGTTTGGCTGCGTTGGCTTTTCCTCAATTGTAATGCCTGCACCAAGCACACGTGGTTCGAATAGTTTTGTCATAAACTTACCATTAAATTAGCGGGAAAACACAAAAACCCACGATTAAGTGGGTTATTTCAAATAGGTTGATGGGTCATCAGAAAGGTAACGCCCAACCTGCCGAGTCATTTTGTGTTTTTGTTGTGCCGGAATAGGTTCTTTAATCCAACGCACGCCATGGGGATCAGAGCGGCGATTACCTGCCAGCAATTCACCAGAAAGAAACGTGCGTGTGTATTCAACGTTTGCCATTACGGGGCCTCCGATGCTTTACGGTCTGCGTATTCGTCCATCGCTCGAATTACTGCGTCACCGAGTGGCACCAACGTTTTCGAAATACAAACCAATGCCGCGTTATCCAGAATTACCGGGAGCGTATTGGCAGCATTGTCGTAAATGAAAGTCGCGTCACCGATGTATTCAGCGGGCGGTGGGAGAATGGTTCCTGCTGCCAGCGAAGCGGTGCCGGTTCCGCAAACGATCTTGAAATAATAGATCGGTTTATTCAGTACGCGATTAGCAGACGGCAGGCCGTTAAACCATTCGCGCACCTTTGCCATTGCGTATTGCTCAAACGTCAGCGGCGTGTATTGCTGCAATGGATCAACCGCCACAACCTGTGCGATTGCGTGGGCCTTACCGCTGAACAACGGGCGTTGTGCCCAGCTTGCATTGGTCAATGCATTCAGCAGCAAATATTCGGTTTTATCCGCAACACAATAAACGGCCATACCGATACGCCGGGCGCTAAGCGGAATATTGTCGCGTGCTGCAATTGTTGAAACGCTGCGATAACCACCGGCCAGATCGGTATCTTCCAGCAGGTAGGTATCGCCTGTGCGCGTGAATCGCGAAGCAATTGGTGTTGGCATAGTGGGCCTCAGTTCGTATCAGAACGGGAGGATTGAATTTTGTGGTTGCCGCCGACTTTTTCATCACGGTTACGGCCAACGGTTAGTTGGTCATTGCCGTTCACTTTTACGATGCGATTGCCGCCGATTTCCAGCGTGTAATTGCCGGTAATCTTTTCGAATTTATTGCCTTTGCCTTTGCTCACACCACCAGCCGACTTTTCTTGAATCTCGCTGATTTTGGTATTGCTGGCATTGGTCAAATAACCGGGTACATCGCCTTTCGATCCAGTGATGATTTCGGTGCAGGAACCAACGATTGTTTTGCTGTAATCACCGAGGAAAACAAAGTGTGCATCGCCCGGATTGGTGACGAATACTTCGTTCGTTTTCTTGTCGGCCACGATTGCGCAACCATTCTCCAATTCCATAACCATGCGGAACGGATAGTTGGTATTTGCAATCGAAGAAATCGTCTTTTTATCGCCGGGATATGGCGCTAATTCCGGCTTGTGCGGATCGCCTTTAGGAAAGCGAACGCCAACCTTTGCACCGACGGGCGGAACGTTGATAAAACCGGAACGCGTAGGCTTATCGTCGTCGGTGGCGTAGTCCTGATTCATTGGCAACGCCCACGGCAAATGATTGTCGGGGATTGCATCCGGAAAGATACCGGGAATACGCACACGCACGCGGCCATTCTTTCGCGGGTCGAGGTTATCAACCACAACGCCCGCGTGAATGATTTTCGAATCAAGGCCCTGACGTTGCAAATGCTTTGTCGAGTTAAGCGGTGAACCAGCCATTACGGTTGATTTCCTGTCGCAGCGCACCAAATCATTTTCGCACGCAATTCAACAGCGGCGTGCATCATGTTGAAGTAATACTGAGTCGCGGCGTCCGGGTGTTCAGGATCAATCCGGCGATAAGTGTGATCGGCAATTGTGCCGCTCATGTGATCCACGTATTCCCGGCGCTGTTTGGTATTCAATACAGCTTCGCACAGGAAAACCAGTTCGTGATCAATCGTCGGATATCCGCTAGATGTTCCGCACAATTCAATCAGGAAATTCAGTTGTTCTTCGTGTGTTAATTCGTCCCACATATTTCGGCTCCAGAAACGAAAAAACCGCGCCGTGCAATTGCTCACAGGGCGCGGTTGGGTTGTACCACCTTTGCCTGAACAAAGGAGAAATTGAGAGAACGTTCCACATATCATTATCGGTCAAGTGGGCAACGACTATCATGTAATGGCCAGCTAAGCCCGTAGCGTCGTTACCCGATCCCCAACCCTTTGGTCTGGCTAGTGTCGAACGTTTCTCAACTCCTTGTACATTATTTACAGTTTTTGGCTGCTACGAATAAATTACAAACGAGTGCGCGAACGCTTTGCACCGACGCCGGTACGAGCATCACGATCCCGAAGGAATTTAACGATCTTTTCGTTCTGACGTTCTTTCGCCAACTTTTGATTGGTCAAATGTTTCTTTTTGCCGTCATGCGAATAGCCGTAAGCATCGCCCATTTCACCGAATTGGCGATTCGCCAAACCAACGATTTGACCATTGTTGCGGGCCAATACATCGGAATGCGTATTGTCGAGGTTCTGGTTATAAATGGATTGCGCTTGTGCGCGGAATGCTTCGAACAAACCGGGATTCGTGCGAGCCATATGCATCAATTGCTGATCGTAGCTGGATGCAGTAGAAGCGAAGCCGCCACCGCCCATTCCACCGCCGCCCATATCGCCAGCGTCATCAATACCGTATTTCTTTTTCAAATCTTTGATTTTCTTTTGGTATTGATAAAGCGATTCTTGCGCCAACAAATCGGAATCCTGACCGGCCAACAAACGGTCAAGGTTCAGGCCACCAGCTGCCGCCATAACGCGCAGTGGAACAGGTACGCCTTTATCCGACATGGCTTGCAGCATATCCATGTATTGCTGATCGCCTTCAGGCTGCAAAGTCTTTTCCCAATGGATCGTCGGAATCAAAAGACGTGTGCCGTCATTGAGTCGTTCGAAGCTGCCCATTGGATCAAGTTTGTCGAGGCTGTTACCGCGAGTAATCAATTTGCCGTCGCGGTTCAGCGTGTAGCCTTTCAACGCGGAAATCATCGGGAAAATACGGCTGTACAAAGTCTTGCGCGTCAGCCAATCACGTTCGGTACGAATTGCGTCGATAAAGAAACTGGTCGATGTGTCGCCGTTCGCATAAGTCGCGTCACCCGAAAGGAATGCATCGGAAATTCCGAGTGCTTTCATTTTAATCGAGTCGATTGCGTCTTTGTTATCGAAGATTGTCCAACCGCCTTGTGGGTCACGAATTTCCTCAGTGGAAATACCGCCACGCGTTGCAACCACGGCGCCTACCGGGTCAGCATCGGCGTTCATGAACATATCCATCACGGCCTGCATGTCGGCCAGTGTTGGTTCCCATTCGCCAGCGCCATCAAGCGTTACGTGCAGAATACCCTTTTGACGCATTGCACTTCGTACCAACGTGCCACGGAAAAGGTTTTTCTCCAGCAAATACCACGGCATGATTCGACGATAATAACTGGTGCCGGTTGAACTGGAACCAGAACGGCGTGGAACGTAAACGGTGGATTTCTGGTCGAGTTCCAGCGCTTCGTTCGAAAGCTGTTTCATCACATCGGCGCCCAAGAATTCACGCAGTGCTTTTACACGCGGACTATCGGAAGCCATGGTCGCCCGGATGTATTCGGGAAACGCTACAGTGATCAGCGGATCGGTGCCGTGGAAAGGCAGCATGTCGATCTTTGTGTTTTCGTAAGCGTGCGGCATGATCCGCGAGAACACTTGCGATTTTTCGTTGTACAAAAGCGATCCGATGAAACCGCCTTTTACGTTGTAGTCGATTGCCACGTCGGGCATCAGGTTGCGGATATCCAGACGATCCACGTTTTCCATGAAATCATCCATCACCCGGCGATCCATGATTCCGGAAATGGTGAAGTCGGAGAACATCAGCTGCGATTTGATATCGACAATGGAACCGCCGATGGAATCGTTGTAATACATGTCCGTGTAAATCCGCATGACCAGTTTTTTCTGTTCAAGGTCTTCGGAAAACACGATATCTTTCAACATCGGATCAATGTCGATTTCGATAGGCATCTGAGACATTTGCGCGTTGCCGCCGCTGCCTGCCGTTGCCAGATAATCGTCAATCTTTTGCTGATTGGTTTTCGGGTAATACTGCTTTGCAGTACCCATCGCTTGCGGGGCGCGATTAGCAGGCGCTTGACCGATTGGAACCCGGTTCGTTTTTCGTAGTTTCATTGATCTTTTGTCCATAGAGGTTTGTTGGATGCGTAGATAACAATAACGTTACCCTCTTTATTGTCGTGCCACATCCCTTCACGCAGTACGGTGCAGGCGTTGCGCATGGCGCGCAAGTGAGTTACCACCTCTGGACAGGATGCATCTTGATTATTCGACCCGTCCGATTTGCGCAGGTCGATATTTACCAACCCTTGATAAAAATACACGTCACCGGCTTTCCGATAATCCGTGTAGAACTGCTGCCACATATTGCGGCCTTGCGGTGTGCTTGAAAGATCCGTGCGAATCGAATCATAAAAACGCAGGAAATAATTGCGCATCATGGAGCGTGCAAGGCCCGGCAACGTCGGAGACTGCCGAACCTCAACCTGCACCACGCGATTTCCGAAGTATTGGTTTTCCGCCATTTTGAAATAGCAGGAATAAACACAATCTTCGCCTTTGAACAGGACGACCAACCGACAATTCGACAGGCCCGGAACATAACGATCAGTGCCCACGTAAAGTTTGTATCCGATTCCCATAAAACCAAATGGCTCGGACTCTTCAAGGTCGCCGTCTGCAATCATCTGCAAATAACGGCCTTCGTCTTCTTTGATTGGTTCAACCAGTGCATCGGCTAGGATTGGCATTTTCTTCCTACATAAAATGGAGTGCGGATTTCTTGATCATTTCCATGATCAGTTCACGGTCGTGTTTATAATCCTTCAAACCTTTTTCCGAGAACGGATAGTGGTCGGCAATGGACAGCAACGATTTAGCGGCGGTGTTGAAAGAGCGCTTATCGTAGGAAACCAGCGAATTGTTTTTCAGAGATTTCAGAAGGGAGAACATGTCTTCCTCACTTTCAATCTTGCCACTCTTCAGTAGGTTGTAAACGTGTTTGGCCGGAGGTTTGTTATCGACGTGGTGATCTTCGAACGAACCTTCCTCGGAACCCATCCAGTTATCGAGTGCGCCGCGTGGAACTTTCAAAGCTACGTGACCCGGTTTTTCAGCCGGTTTTTTCGCAGTCTTCTTAGGTTCCTTTACAGATTTTTCTTCCACCGGTTTATTTTTCTCGGCTGGATTTACAGGCATTACGCTCGGGCTGGTTTTCTCAACGTCATACGGCGGTTGGTCGAAGTTGTTCCCCAGTTTGTATTGAGGCTTCACGTATTTGATTCGGTAAATAAAGAAACGGCCACGCGATTCAGCGGCTTCCATTTCTTCATATTCGCGTTTGGTCACATTCTCATAGGCCCACGACGCGCCGTTGTGGAATGCAACGTACAAAACTTTTCGTTTCTTGTCGTAAATAACGGTGTTGAGGTTGGAGCTATCGACTTCCATCCGAACCCAACCGGCAGGCAGTTCGGTTACGGGTTTGTCGAGTCCACCGACGCCCGCTTTCACTTCCACGCGTTTGATCTTTCCAGACCAGCCTTTGGAGTGCGTAACGATGCGCGTGTATTCCTGATCATTCAGCGAGAACTGAATATCGGGACTGTTTTTGTGTACGACGAAAATGCCATGTGCGCGTTTCTTTACACCGTAGATATTTCCGGGGTGAAGTTCCAGCACGTAGTCTTCGTTGTGGCGATCCTGATCGAAAACCAGTTCCGCCGCTTTTTCGTCATACTGAAACCATTTGAACTGCGTCAGGTTTAGTGACATTAGGGAATTCCTCGAAAATCTTGGGATGCAAAGTTTTCATAATAGTCACCAGCAAAAAGAAAGTAAACAGCGCCCCAAATGGAGCGCCGTATTTAACGACTGCGACCGGAACTCATAATCATGAGTGGTGCGCCGTTTTGTGTGGTCAGGCCCCCGCCACCATTACCAACCGATCCGCCACCGCCTGCGCCAAGTTTCGAAGCAGCCAACGCGTTAGGACGTGCAAGCGTAAGGTTCATCGGTTCTGCCATAAGCATTCCGACGTATTCCTCTTCCATCAAACCCCACAACAGCAGGGCCATCGCTCGCCAGTTATCATCGGTATACCCATCGCCTTTACCAACACCTTTTAGTTGGTCGCGAATGGTAAACATCTGTTTGTACAAATGCGCTACAGGTTTTTCGTGGTAAAACTCACGATAGTTCGAGTCGATAACGTCGATCAAAGTGTTAACCTTGATTTCGGATTTAGGCAGAATAATCTGGCCCTGTTCCATTCGCGTTCTGACGCCCACCATGTCCACGTATTTCAGACTGTATTGCTTTGCGATAAAGTCCGGCATTGCATCGTCGGCTTCCGGATCGCTCATGTCACCGCGTGCATCGTCCAAAAGTTTAATACTGTTCCAGCGGTCGGCCAGAAGTATCTTGCAATTACGCGCCTGCATGATTGGCAGGATAACGTGATCGTAAATCTTTGAATGATTCAAACGGTAGCCGGGCAGCGGAATAATCTCGCCAACAAGGTCTACACATAAATTAAAATCTTCGTCGAGAGTACCGCCGCAAACGGAAAAGCTGTTGTCCTTTTCCCCGGCGTCGATTGCCAGAATAGACGGCTTGCCGCTCTTCTTGATTTTCTCGATTTCGGCGTACATGTACGACTGGCCGAGTTGCTTGCTGTTTTTGAAACGCGTAACCAGTTTGATCGCATTCTTTTTCGACGTATCCTCGGTGTTCATGATGAACTTGTGGTTCGCGAGGAATGGGTTTGCGATCAGCGGCGGATTTGCACCGAAGTTCTTTTCAGCAGATTCCGGATCTTTGCGATACGCATCGACAATAACTTTGGAATTGCGTTTGAAGTTCGGGTTTACTTCCCACGTTGGCCGGTGAATCCCGTAAATGGATTGGGATTCTTTCGCACGATCCAACAGCACATGGATCATGTCGTTTTTTGCGGTAGGAGAACTTACGTTCATCGCGTAGGCACTTAGCACGTCGTCGAAGCCACGTTGGATCAACTGTTCAGCCGCACCGCGCACGGTAAGCAAGCTGTTCGCCAATGCATCGTAAACTTCGTAGGCGTTGATTTTCACTTTGCCGGAATCTTTTTCAGCGTCGAAGTATGCAATTTCGTCGATTGAGAAAAAGACGCGAGTACGTCCCCGCATTACCCGCTTGTCTGGCCCCATCGGGTGATATTGGAGTCCCCGAACGCGGTAGTCAACGAAGGTATCCGTCAGTTTGAAAAGACGTTCGCCGTAAACGTTTTCGTAATGCTTGAGCATCCCGTGGTATTGCTTGAACCATGCGGACTCAATGAGCGCGCCATAGAACGGCGTCCACAAAGTATCCTTTGCTTGCGTGTAGGTCAGGGCCGCGAACGTGCCTTGCAGCATCGTGGTACGCGACAGGCCGTAGAACTGCGCAGGCTTTTGCAGTTTCAGCAATCGGTGCAGGTGATAGGGCGCTAGATACGTGCCCACGGTGTGAGATTTACCGGAGTTGTGCGAAAGAATACCGCCAGTGATGAACTGGTGCGTTTCCGGCAGAGTGAAATCGTAGGTAGGAAGAACGCCGAACTCAGAAATTTCTGTGATTTGATCGGTGAATGTGCCGGAAGTCCAAGCATCTGTTTTCAGATTTTCGAACGTGGCGTTTTCGAGTTGAATTGCTGGGCCGTCAATCGTGTGAGGA